GCAGACACCGCTGAACGGGATTATTTCATCCTCAGAGAACGGTTGATGACAATGCAGAAGCAGCTGGAAGGGGCACAGGACTATATCCGCACTCAGTGCCTGAACTAAGTTTTGCTGATGCGCCGTATCGTCACCGTATTCCTGCATTAACAGAGACCGCAGCCCGACAGGGAGACTCCTCTGCGAGAGTGTGCGGGGATAATCAAAAACGATACACACCGGGGTTTACCGCGTTAACGGAGCGCGGTGTTGTCCCCTCATAGTCGCCAGTCCGGTGCGATGGTGGAAGAAACTGGATTTTGTTGCAAATGATAACCATTATCATTTTTGCGGGTCCTCCTGGTGGGGTGGGCCTGAACACGGGGCGGGCGGCGCGGAAAAAGGCGCATTTTTTGATTTTTATGGCACCATCACCGCCAGTGTAAGTTGTTGATATATAGAAAAATAAAAATTTTTAGTGTCGAATCTGGTTGTTTTTTGTTCATCACTGGTGTGTGTTTACATAATTTTCAGGGGGAGTTATGGATCGTGAATTAAAAAATCTGCATCTGAATATTTCCCAACTGGCCGCATTATCCGGTGCTCATCGACAGACTGTTGCGGCTCGGGTAAAAAACATAAGCCCAGCCGGTGGTCATGAGAGCAATCTCAAACTGTACCGACTGACAGATATCCTTGCCGAGCTGATGAAAGCTCCTCTGCCTGTAGATAACGAGGAAATGGATCCTCATGCGCGTAAAGCATGGTACCAGTCAGAACGTGACCGACTGAAATTTGAGCAGGAAACTGGTCAGCTTGTGCCAGTCAGTGATGTCAGGCGGTCCTTTTCTGTCGTGGTGAAAGCGATAGTTCAGGTACTGGAAACCTGGCCTGACCGGCTGGAGAGGGACAGGGGGTGGACCGCATCACAACTGAATGAAGTACAGATTGTGGTTGATGAGATCCGCGACACACTGGAAAAGGCAGTCATTGACTGTTGTGATGAGGCCGATATGTGAATCAGGTGAACGAGAGCCATAGCCGCGCATCCGATATCTGGCGCGAAGTGGCCTCGCTGTTTCGCCCACCTGGCCGGTTACCAGTAGCGGAAGCCATCAGGCGTTATATGCGGGTTCCACGGGGAGCCAATACTTCCGGTCCGTGGGAGTCATCGCTGACGCCCTATATGATTGACCCCATTAATACATTATCAGCCCGTGAATATGACGCGGTGGTGTTTGTGGGACCTGCGCGAACCGGGAAAACCGAAGGGCTGATTGATGGCTGGATTGTGTACGGCATCATCTGTGATCCGGCGGATATGCTGGTGGTGCAGATGACTGAGACGAAGGCGCGTGAGCATTCCAGAACGCGTCTTTCCAGGACGTTTCGCCACAGTCCGGAGGTCAGCAAGCGCCTCAGTCCTTCCCGTAATGACAACAACGTCCACGATAAAATGTTTCTTGACGGCTCCTTCCTGAAGATTGGCTGGCCGTCGATCACCGTCTTTTCCTCTTCGGATTACCGTCGTGTGGCGCTGACGGATTATGACCGTTTCCCTGAAAACGTGGACGGGGAAGGGGATGCCTTCACGCTGGCCTCAAAGCGTACCACCACCTTTATGTCCTCGGGGATGACCCTGGTCGAGAGTTCACCGGGGCGGGATATCACCGATACCAAATGGCGTTGTGGTGGCGCACATGAGGCACCGCCAACAACGGGTATCCTGTCACTGTATAACCGGGGAGACCGCCGCCGGTGGTACTGGCCGTGTCCGCACTGCGGGGAATATTTTCAGCCGGTGATGGATAACATGACCGGATACCGGAATAACCCGGATTTTGTGGCTGCCGGTCAGGCTGCCCGTCTGATGTGTCCGCATTGTCGCGGGCTGATTGCCCCTGAGCAGAAACGCGAACTGAATAACCAGGGGATCTGGCTTCGTGAAGGTGAACGGGCGGCGGCGGACGGCAGTATCACCGGAACGCCACGAAACTCCCGGATTGCGTCATTTTGGATGGAGGGGCCAGCTGCGGCGTTTCAGACCTGGGAACAACTGATTTTTAAACTGCTGGCGGCAGAAGAAGAGTATGAGCGAACCGGCAGTGAAGAGACCCTGAAAGCGGTGGTGAACACCGATATCGGACGACCCTATCTGCCCCGTTCAGCCACGGAACAGCGTAAAAGTGAACTGCTTGAACAGCGTGCCGAGCCGTTTCCCCGGCGATCTGTGCCGGATGGTGTGCGTTTTATTGAGGCAACGGTTGACGTACAGGGCGGTAAAAATCGCCGTTTTGTTGTGCAGATCACCGGATACGGAGAGCAGGGGGAACGCTGGATTGTTGATCGCTACAACATCCGGCATTCACTGCGCTGCAGTCCCAACGGTGAAAGTCTGCCGGTTGATCCGGCGGCATATCCGGAGGACTGGGATTTGTTGCTGACGGATGTGTTCCATAAAACATGGCCGCTGGCTTCTGATCCGGATGTGCGCATGCGTCTGATGGCCATGGCGGTGGATACGGGAGGGGAAGCCGGGGTGACAGATAACGCCTATCGTTTCTGGCGTCGTTGCCGGAGTGACGGACTGGGCAACAGGGTGTTTCTGTTCAAGGGGGATGGACTTCGCCGTGACAGGCTGATTAACCGAACCTTCCCGGATAATACCGGCAGAAGTGCCCGCCGTGCCAGAGCCAGTGGCGATGTCGCGCTGTGGCTGGTTCAGACGGATGCGTTTAAGGATCGTGTAAATAATGCCCTGTGGCGTGACACACCAGGGCCGAACTATATCCACTTTCCCGACTGGCTGGGGCGGTGGTTTTACGATGAGCTGACCTATGAAGAGCGCGGCAGTGACGGAAAATGGCGAAAACCGGGCAGGGGCGCTAACGAAGCGTTTGACCTGCTGGTTTATGCGGATGCGCTTGCCGTTCTGCATGGTTACGAAAAGATCCGCTGGCCCTCCGCACCGGACTGGGCACAGCGGGAAACGTGGCTCGTCTTCCCGCAGGAGCGTTCTGGTGAAACGGTATCCCCGGAACTGACGGCCGGGGCAGAAAAACGCCGTCGCCGGAAGAAAAAACTGCGGACGGAGCGTGCGGAAGATAATCCATGGATAACATCAGGAGGCTGGTTGTGAGCACAGAAGAAGCCAGAGAAATGATACAGCGGTACCGTGAAGCGGAAATGGCCGTACTGGAGGGAAAGTCTGTCACCTTCAACGGGCAGCAACTGACGCTGGAAAGCCTTTCTCAGATCCGCGCCGGACGTCAGGAGTGGGAACGCAGGCTTGCCGCGATGGTGAGCCGCAGGCGGGGAAAACCGGGATTTAAACTGGCGAGGTTTTAATGGCAATTATTGATGATGTGATCGGCGTGTTTTCCCCCGGGTGGAAAGCAGCCAGACTGCGTTCAAGGGCGTTAATCATGGCCTATGAGGCGGTGAAACCGACCCGGACACATAAAGCCCGGCGGGAAAATCGCTCTGCTGATCAGCTCAGTAAATACGGTGCGGTTTCCCTGCGGGAGCAGGCCCGTTTTCTGGATATCAATCATGACCTGGTGATTGGTGTGTTTGACAAGCTGGAAGAGCGGGTGATTGGTGCCAGGGGAATTATTGTGGAGCCTCAGCCATTACGAAAAAACGGGGAAATGGCGGCTGAGCTGGCTGCGGATATCCGCCGTTTGTGGGCTGAATGGTCCGTGAGTCCGGATGTGACAGGGCAGTATACCCGTCCTGTGCTTGAACGTTTACTGCTGCGGACCTGGCTGCGGGATGGTGAAGTGTTTGCGCAGATGGTCAGTGGTGCGGGAAACGGTCTGGAACGGACGGCGGGAGTGCCATTCTGGCTTGAGGCGATGGAGCCGGATTTTGTTCCCATGCGCACTGATGAATCCGCCGGACTGAATCAGGGGGTTTTTCTTGATGAGTGGGGAAGACCGAAAAAATATCTGGTTTATAAAAATTATCCGGTCAGCGGCCGGCAGAGTGATACGAAAGAAATCGCTGCCGGAAAAATGATCCACCTGAAGTTCACTCGTCGTCTGCATCAGACGCGAGGCTCATCCATGTTATCGGGGGTGCTGATGCGGATCAGTGCCCTTAAGGAGTATGAGGATGCGGAACTGACAGCGGCGCGTATTGCTGCGGCGCTGGGACTGTATATCCGTAAAGGTGACGGACAGGACTATGAAGATCCGGGGAGCAAAGAGACCGAGCGGGAAGTCCATATCACCCCGGGTATTATTTATGACGATTTGCGCAAGGGCGAGGATATCGGCATGGTCAAATCTGACCGTCCCAATCCCAACCTTGAAACTTTCCGCAACGGCCAGTTGCGTGCAGTGGCAGCAGGCAGTCGTCTGAGTTTTTCCAGTGCGGCGCGTAACTATAACGGCACCTACAGCGCCCAGCGGCAGGAGCTGGTCGAGTCCACGGATGGTTACCTGATCCTGCAGGACTGTTTTATTGGCGCGGTAACCCGCCCGGTGTACCGGACATGGCTGAATATGGTGGTTGCGGCAGGTCTGCTGAAAATTCCGGCGGATGTGGAGATGAAAACGCTATATAACGCGACGTATTCCGGTCCGGTGATGCCGTGGATCGACCCGGTTAAGGAAGCTGAAGCCTGGAGAATTCAGATCCGGGGTGGTGCAGCGACAGAATCTGACTGGGTGCGTGCTGGTGGGCGCAATCCGGATGAGGTCAAACGTCGCCGCAAGGCTGAAATTGATGAAAACAGCAGACTGGGGCTGGTCTTTGATACTGACCCCGTCAACGACAAAGGAGGCAACAGTGCCGGAACTGAACAACAGCGTCAGCAGGCCACCGACAGCCAGCATGAAGAATAAATCCTGGTTCAGGATGCTGGCGGGTAGTCAGGGTGAGGCAGATATTTATATTTATGACGAGATTGGTTTCTGGGGAGTTACCGCGAAGCAGTTTGTCAGCGATATGAATGCCCTGGGTGATATCACCCACATTAATCTCCATATCAATTCACCGGGTGGCGATGTCTTTGAAGGCATCGCCATTTTTAATGCCCTGAAAAATCAGGGGGCGACCATTACCGTGTATGTGGATGGCGTTGCCGCCTCGATGGCATCTGTGATTGCGATGGCCGGTGATACGGTCATTATGCCGGAAAATGCCTTCATGATGATCCATAAGCCATGGGGATTCAGTGGCGGGGATGCTGAGGATATGCGCAGTTATGCCGATTTGCTGGATAAAGTCGAATCGGTACTGTTGCCAGCCTATGCGCAGAAAACCGGAAAAACCACCGATGAAATTGCCGCCATGCTGGCGGATGAAACCTGGATGTCCGGTGCCGAATGTCTGGCACACGGATTTGCTGACCAGGTGACACCCGCTGTTGAGGCAATGGCATGTATTCAGTCAAAACGTACAGAGGAATTTAAAAAGATGCCGGAATCCATCCGAAACATGATTACTCCGCCACGCAACAGTGCCCCGCGTGATACCACAGTGACAATCCCTGCACCGGCGGTAACAGAACCATCACCGGTACCGGCAGTGTCTGATGAGGCGACCATTCGCGCCCGCGTTATGGCAGAACAGAAAGCCCGCATGTCAGGCATTAACGATCTGTTTGCCATGTTCGGTGGTCGCTATCAGACGCTTCAGGCACAGTGCGTGGCTGATCCTGACTGTTCGCTGGAAATGGCCCGTGAACGACTGCTGAATGAAATGGGCAAGGAGTCCTCGCCGACCAACAAAAATACACCGGCCCATATTTATGCCGGAAACGGCAATTTTGTGGGGGACGGGATCCGCCAGGCGATGCTGGCCCGTGCCGGATTTGAAAATGTCGAGAAGGATAACGCCTATAACGGGATGACCCTGCGTGAATGGGCTCGCATGTCACTGACGGAGCGCGGTATTGGGGTGGCCAGTTATAACCCCATGCAGATGGTCGGGCTGGCGCTGACGCACAGCACCTCTGATTTTGGCAATATTCTGCTGGATGTGTCGAACAAGGGGCTGATCCAGGGCTGGGAGGAATCAGAAGAAACCTTCCAGAAGTGGACCCGTAAGGGACGCCTGTCAGACTTCAAAACAGCGTATCGCGTGGGGATGGGCGGTTTTGGTTCTCTGCGCCAGGTTCGTGAGGGGGCGGAGTATAAATACATCACCACCTCAGATCGCAAGGAGACCATTGCACTGGCCACTTACGGGGAGATTTTCTCCATCACCCGCCAGGCCATTATCAATGATGATCTGAATATGCTGGTGGACGTGCCGATGAAGATGGGGCGTGCGGCGAAGGCAACGATTGGTGACCTGGTCTACAAGGTGCTGACGGATAACCCGAAACTGTCCGACGGTAAGGCGCTGTTCCATGCCGATCACAAAAATATTGCCACCGGGGGGATCTCCGTTTCCGGACTGGATGCGGCCCGTCAGATGATGCGCCTGCAGAAAGAAGGCGATCGTGCCCTGAATATCCGTCCGGCCTTTATGCTGGTACCGGTGGCACTGGAGACGGTGGCGAACCAGACCATCAAATCGGCCAGTGTGAAAGGGGCGGATGCAAACGCCGGTGTCATTAACCCTATCCAGAACTTTGCTGAGGTGATTGCAGAAGCGCGTCTTGATGCGGCAGACCCGAAAACCTGGTATCTGGCGGCGGCACAGGGCACTGACACCATTGAAGTGGCCTGGCTGGATGGTGTGGACACGCCATACATTGATCAGCAGGAAGGTTTCACCACTGACGGCATTGCCACAAAAATCCGTATTGATGCCGGAGTGGCACCACTTGACTGGCGCGGGCTGGTGCGTTCGTCGGTGGCCTGATAACCGCGTTATCACAATCACTGCCCGAAAGGGCTTTTTTTATGCCTGAAAAACAGCCCCACAGGGGCTGTCCGGAGAAACAGCATTATGGCGAAAAATTTTGTACAGGACGGTACCACCATTGAACTGGTGAATGCCGGAGATCAGACCATCCTGAGCGGTGCTGCGGTGGTGGTCGGCAGTATGGTGGCCGTGGCCATTACCGATATTCCTGCCGGTGAGGCCGGTGACGGTTTTGCCGAAGGCGTGTTCCTGCTGCCCAAACAGTCTGCTGACGACATTCAGTCCGGCGCGGTGGTTTATCTGAAGGACGGGGTTGTGCAGCTGGCTGCAGACGGTGCGGTGGCAGCGGGGGTAGCCTGGGAAAATGCCCCTGCAAACAGCGCCACTGTGGCGGTAAAAATCAATGTCTGATCTGTTTACGCGAATGTGTTGCCGGATGGACGTGGCGACCGTTCGGGTGATGGGCAAACAGGCGGAGATTAACGGCGTCGTGTACGACGTGATGCCGGAGGAAGAGTCCGCGGAGATGGGGGCGCTTTCGGGCAGCCAGTTGTCACTGGTGGTGTTTTCAGCCCGGTACCGTCCGGCCCGTCATGATGTTGTTGTGTTTGCGGGGCGCACACTGACGGTGACCCGTTATGACACGTACAACGGTAAACCCCGGATTTTTGTCGAACAGGAATGAGTATGGCAATAAAAGGTCTGGCGCAGGCCATGAAAAATCTGGATGCAATTGATCGCCGTGCCGTTCCCCGGGCCTCTGCCACGACACTGAACCGAGTGGCGGGGGCCATTATTGCGAAAACGGCCTCTTCAGTTGCCAGGGAGCTGGCCGTTCCCCGTCGTCTTATCCGTGCCCGCATCCGGTTAAGTCCGGCACGACCGGATAAGGTTTACGCAAAGGTTTACATCAATACCGGCAACCTGCCCGCCATCAAACTGGGGGAGGCCCGCGTTCGACTTTCCCGCAGAAAACGGAGAAAGAAAGGACAGCGTGCGGCCCTGAAAGGGGGCGGCAGTGTGCTGATTGTGGGGAAAAGACGGATCCCGGACGCCTTTATCACCCGGCTGGCTAACGGACGCTGGCATGTGATGCAGCGTATGCCGTGGGCATCATCATCCACCGGCGCGGACAGCAAAGGGAGGCCGAAACGCCACCGTCTGCCGATCGAAGTGGTGAAGATTACGACTGCCGGACCGCTGGCAGAAACCTTTGAACGTGAACGGGACCGGATGTACCGGGAAAAATTACCGGCGCAGATGATGAAAGCCATGACGCATCAGTTACGCCTGGTGCTGAAAAGAAAATGACTGGGAGGGTGTATGAAACACCGTGAAATACGGGCGGCAGTTCTGTCTGCCCTGAAAGAAAATATTTCTGAGAGGGTGAGCTGGTTTGACGGTCGCCCGGTTTTTATTGATGAACAGGAACTGCCTGCTGTTGCTGTTTACCTGACAGATGCGTCTGCTGCTGACGAGTTCGTTGATGAGGGAACCTGGGAGGCGACACTGCATATTGAGGTTTTTCTCAGGGCAAAAGAACCGGACTCGGCACTGGATATGTGGATGGAAGAAAAAATTCTTCCTGCGCTGGAGGCAGTTCCCGGGCTCAGTGCATTACTGCTGAAGATGAATCTTCAGGGGTATGACTACCGCCGGGATGATGAGTTTATGATGTGGGGATCGGCAGATCTCCTGTGGAAAATTACCTACGAGATGTGAGGACGATATGGCAACACCAAATCCCCTTGAGCCGGTAAAAGGTGCCGGTACCACTCTGTGGGTTTACAACGGCAAGGGTGATGCTTATGCAAACCCGTTGTCAGACGATGACTGGCAGCGACTGGCTAAGGTGAAGGATCTGACGCCGGGCGAGATGACGGCAGAACCCTACGATGATAACTACCTGGATGATGAAGACGCGGACTGGACCGCGACCGGGCAGGGGCAGAAGTCTGCAGGAGATACCAGTTTTACGCTGGCCTGGAAACCGGGAGAAGAAGGTCAGAAAGGGCTTATAGGCTGGTTTGAAAGCGGGGATGTGCGGGCCTATAAAATCCGTTTCCCAAATGGCACGGTGGATGTGTTCCGTGGCTGGGTCAGCAGTATCGGTAAGGCCGTGACGGCGAAAGAAGTGATCACCCGCACGGTGAAAGTCACTAACGTGGGCAAACCTTCCGTGGCGGAAGAACGCAGCGAAATTACGCCGGCCACTGCAATTAAGGTGACACCGACATCCGGTACGGTGGCAAAAGGGAAAACAACCACCCTGACGGTTTCTTTTGAGCCGGAAAGTGCAACCGACAAGACGTTCAGAGCGGTTTCCGCCGATCCGTCGAAAGCCACCATTAGTGTGAAAGATATGACAATTACGGTAAACGGCGTGGCGACAGGTAAGGTGCAGATCCCTGTGGTGAGCGGAAATGGTCAGTTCGCCGCAGTGGCTGAAGTCACCGTTACTGAAGCGGGCGCTGCAGGGTAAACGGAGGTAATACATGTTTCTGAAAACAGAACAATTTGAATATAACGGTGTGTCCGTCACGCTGTCGGAGCTGTCTGCGCTGCAGCGGTTTGATTATATGAAGTTTGTTTCAGACGCAGCACAACAGGAGACAACGAAGCATAATGCCGTGCACATTAACCAGCGATATCTGGAAACGGCATCCCTGCTTGTGGCGATGTCGCTATGGCATTCCCATTCCCTCAAAGGCACTCTGGCCTCTCCGGAGACAGAGATGCAGCAGATCCGCCGTGAAGTGATGCTGGGATGGCCTGCTGATGCACTGAATCAGGCAACGAACCGGGTGCTTTATCTTTCAGGTATGCTGGATAACCGGCACGATGCCGATCCTGAACCAACCGGGAAAGCAGAAGCGACAGAGCCGGTAACATCAAAAAAGCATTCGAAGGTGAGCTGAACTTTGTCCTGAAACTGGCGCGTGAGATGGGGAGAGCCGACTGGCGCGCCATGCTTGCCGGGATGACATCCACCGAATATGCCGACTGGCGACGTTTTTACTGCACGCATTATTTTCAGGATACCCAGCTGGATATGCATTTTTCCGGGCTGACGTACGCCGTACTCAGCCTGTTTTTTTGCGATCCGGATATGCATCCGGCGGATTTCAGCCTGTTCGCTCCGGAGGCAGAGGAAGGACAGGCGGAGACGCCGGACGAAAATGATGTACTGATGCAGAAGGCGGCGGGCCTCGCCGGTGGAGTCCGTTTCGGGGAGGAGGGAAGGAGGTTGTGACAGTTATTGATGGTATCAGAGGACATTTCAGGAGGTGACCACGATGGCAGGTAATTTTGCCGATCTGACAGCCGTGCTGACACTGGATTCTGCCCGTTTTTCTGAAGAGGCAGCGCGGGTAAAAAAAGAGCTGGGTGAAACCAGTGCGCTTGCTGATTTGATGTCCGGGAAAGTCAGTCAGTCTTTCAGAAAACAGGCTGATGCTGCTGAGCAGAGTCTGAGCCGACAGGCGCTGGCTGCACAAAAAGCCGGGATATCAGTCGGACAGTATAAGGCTGCCATGCGCACACTGCCCGCACAGTTCACGGATATTGTCACTCAGCTTGCCGGTGGTCAGAATCCCTTCCTTATCATGCTGCAGCAGGGGGGGCAGATCAGCGATTCATTCGGTGGACCGCTCAGCCTGCTTACCCTGCTGAAGGAGGAACTTCTCGGGATCAGGGATGCCTCTGAATCATCAGAGGAGTCGCTGTCAGATACGGCAAATGCACTGGCTGAAAATGCCCGGAATGCCGGTGAGCTGGGACGATTTATGTCGGTGGCCCGTGTGGCGGCAGGTGGCGGGGTTGCCGTACTGGCCGCGCTTGCTGCCGCCGCCTGGCAGGCAGAGCAGGCTGACCGGGCCTTATTGCGTTCACTGACCCTGACCGGAGGGGCTGCTGCCACCACAACGGCAGAATTGTGGAAAATGGCCGGGGTGATCAGCGATGAAGCCGGTGGTGGTATCAGACAGGCGGCAGAAAATCTGGCCCGTCTGGCAGAAAGCGGGAAATATACCGCCGGGCAGCTACGGATCATGGGGGAAACCTCTCAGAGATGGCTGCAGACGGTGGGGGACGATGCCGGGAAGGTGGAAAAAGCCTTTGAAGGGATTGCAGCAGATCCGGTGAAGGCGCTGGCCTCCCTGAATCAGCAGTATAACTTCCTGAGCGTTTCCCAGTTACGCCATATTGATGAGCTTGAGCGCACGAAAGGTAAACAGGCTGCGGTGACGGAGGCGATGTCCCTGTTTGCGGATGTCATGAATGCACGTCTGGAGCAACTTGATAAAGCGGCCACGCCGGTGGAAAAAATCTGGGACGATGTTAAAACCTGGACTTCTGACGCATGGGCATGGATAGGTGATCATACACTGGGGGCACTCAGTCTGATCACTGACGTGGTGGCCGGAACCGTTGAACAGGTGAAGCTGCTGCTTGTGCAGGGGGATCTGGCGCTGGCTGAATTTATTCAGTCAGCCTGGGAAACGACAAAGAATGTGCCCGGCGTTGGTGCGTTGTTTGGTGAACTGGCAGAAGAGAACCGCGTATTTATTGAGAAAACAAAACGCGATGAACTGGCGCTGAGAAAATCCATTGCGGAACGGGATGCGCGTATACGCCAGGGGGAAATGGGGTACATCAACCGCTCGCGTGCAACAGGCGTCAGCAAAGGTCCTGGGCAGCAGGAAGCCGTCAGCCGTCTGGCTGAAGAGCTGACAGGTAAAAAGCATACATCACCGAAAACGCGCTCTGCCGGGGAGAGGGAAGAGGAGCAGGCAAGAGAGGCTCTGCTTGCCCTTGAAGCTGAGCTCAGGACGCTGGAAAAACACAGCGGTGCGAATGAGAAAATTAGCCGGCAGCGCCGTGATTTATGGAAGGCGGAAAGTCAGTATGCGGTCCTGAAAGAGGCTGCCACGAAACGGCAGTTATCCGGGCAGGAAAAATCCCTGCTGGCCCATGAGAAAGAGACGCTGGAGTACAAACGCCAGCTGGCTGACCTGGGCGACAAGGTTGAACACCAGAAACGCCTGAATGAGCTGGCACAGCAGGCGGTGCGGTTTGAAGAGCAGCAGAGCGCGAAGCAGGCCGCCATCAGCGCAAAAGCCCGCGGTCTCACTGACCGTCAGGCGCAGCGGGAGTCTGAAGCGCAGCGTCTTCGGGACGTGTACGGTGATAATCCGCAGGCGCTGGCCCGGGTCACCGGGGCACTGAAACAGACATGGGCGGATGAAGACATGCTGCGCGGTGACTGGCTGGCCGGGCTGAAGTCCGGCTGGGGGGAGTGGGCGGAAAGTGCGACGGACAGTTTTTCGCAGGTTAAAAGTGCTGCCACGCAGACCTTTGACGGTATTGCACAGAATATGGCGGCGATGCTGACCGGTGCAGAGGCAGACTGGCGGGGATTCACCCGTTCGGTGCTGTCCATGATGACAGAAATCCTGCTTAAACAGGCCATGGTGGGCATTGTCGGGCGTATCGGCAGCGCCATTGGCGGTGCTTTCGGTGGTGGTGCATCTGCTTCCTCGGGGACGGCCATTGAGGCTGCGGCGGCGAACTTCCATTTCGCGACCGGAGGATTTACGGGGACGGGCGGCAAATATGAGCCTGCGGGGATAGTTCACCGCGGGGAGTTTGTTTTCACGAAAGAGGCAACCAGCCGGATAGGTGTGGGGAATCTTTACCGTCTGATGCGCGGCTATGCGGAAGGTGGTTATGTGGGTGGTGCCGGAAGTCCGGCGCAGATGCGGCGGGCGGAAGGTATTAATTTTAATCAGAACAATCACGTGGTGATTCAGAACGACGGCACCAACGGACAGGCGGGGCCGCAGCTGATGAAGGCGGTGTATGACATGGCCCGCAAGGGGGCGCAGGATGAGCTCCGGCTGCAGTTGCGTGATGGCGGTATGTTATCGGGGAGCGGGCGATGAAAACATTTCGCTGGAAAGTGAAGCCGGATATGGAGGTGAACTCGCAGCCGTCGGTGCGTGAAGTGCGTTTTGGTGACGGGTACTCACAGCGTATGGCGGCAGGGCTGAATGCTGACCTGAAAACATACCGTGTGACGCTTTCCGTGACCCGGGAGGAGGCCCGGCATCTGGAAGCGTTCCTGGCAGAGCACGGAGGCTGGAAGGCATTTTTGTGGAAGCCACCCTATGCATACCGGCAGATAAAGGTGACCTGTGCCGGGTGGTCTGCGCGGGTCGGGATGTTGCGCGTTGAGTTCAGCGCGGAGTTTAAGCAGGTGGTGAACTGATGCAGGATATTCACGAAGAAAGTCTGAACGAGTCGGTTAAATCAGAGCAGTCACCGCGGGTGGTACTCTGGGAAATCGACCTGACGGTACAGGGTGGTGAGCGGTATTTTTTCTGCAATGAGCTGAATGAAAAAGGAGAGGCGGTTACCTGGCAGGGGCGGCAATATCAGGC